TACCTGCTGTTGTTGCAGTAGCTGCGTTACCCGTTGTAGAGCCAGATGATCCTGACACATTACCAGTTACGTTTCCTACAAAACTTGTTCCTGTAATCGTTGTGCCAGTTATCTCAGCCGCCGTAGACCCACCAATAACAACATTATCTAATGTACCACCATTAATATCGGCTGTAGTGATTACAACGTTTGTTATGGTTGTAGTGCCAGTGAGTAGGCTTTCTAAAGCATTAGTGTTGTCATTAACATAACCACCCCAAGCATCATCGTCTTGACCGACAACAGGTAATTTAAGGTTATATGTAGAAGTATATGTAACCATTATGCAGCCTCAGTCCATACTGTTGAATTTGGTGTTATATCAGTCCAAGTCTCTCCATCCGACAGTTCAGGTTCCCAAAGCAAGCGGCCCACGCAAGCTGTGGATAGAGCGATTGTTGATGTTGCAGCCATCGGCCTTGAACGAATGTAAGAAACGGACATGCTTGATGTTGCAGTAACGCTTGACGAAATGCTGGCATCCTTAAAGCCCTGCACTGACGTTGTAAGTGCGGCAGATGTAGACGCCTCAACTGGACGTACCCGCTCACAATCGCCTGTGACAGTTGCAGCCGCAGACCCAGTTGCCTCCATCACAACAACAATTTCAGCGCTGCATGAAGCCGACGCTGATGCCGTAGCCGTCGCAGATATTTCACGAACACGTGTTGCCGCAGATGATGTTGTTGAAACTGCTGTAACAGCAGACCCAGAAAGCCTGTACCTAACCGCCGCCGCAGCCGTCGTTGTTACAGTGGTAACAGACGCAGCACCATCCTTGAACACACCGTCCAAGCCGTAAGCATTAGCCCCGTATGGGCCTGTGCCGTAGCCTGTGCGGTAAACTGTGTCAGCCATTAGTCAAGCGTGGTGTTGAAGTCAGATGCAGGGACGCGCATAACGTCACCAGTGTCGATAGTTTTCGATGTTGCAAGTGCCCCATACGCAATCATATTGCCGCCAGTTGATGCATCAAAGACAGCCGCGTGTGTAACAGTGCCAAAGGACGCTGTGGCTGTCGGAAACTCAATCTCCGAAGTGTTAGACGCGCTGTTGCCCGATACAGTAAAAGACGCACTCCGACGCGCATAACCTGTACCTGAGGTGCTAACCTCAGTGCCGGAATTATCCTCTGCTGGATTAGATGTATACAACGCCAAATACCACGCTGTCGGGCGTGTGACTGACGCTGATGTTAACAAATAATTCAACACATGTGTTTCAGTAGTGTTGGAGAAACTCATTTAATAAGTCCTTTCTTTTGAGTTAACCGGAATAGTCCGACTTCATTGACAACGTGCCTGAATAATAAGCTCTATCGTTGCTGTTATTGATTTCTACAATTGCACGAGAAAACAGGGTGTCATACTGAGCCGCCCTCGCCTCATCCATTAAATAAATGTACGCCGCCGAAAGTGCGCCATACAAATAGCTGTCTGGATGCCTTGTAAGAATAGTGTTTGTCGTATTTGAATTAGATAAAGCAGCAATATCCTCGCCGTAGATCAACTCCAAAGTGTAAATACTATCGGGTATTGGACGTAACGCTATTTCAGAACCTATGACAGTGTAATACTTTGGCCTACCACCGCCTGATGATGGATACGTGGTATAGAAATCTGTCGGAGAAGCATAATCCAATACACCAACCGGATCTGTGTTTAACTTCACCAAACGAATTTTGCGTAAATCAGTAGGCAAAGATATAAATTCATCACTTGCAATCGTAGCAGCGGTAGCACGTTTTTCCTGTGATCTTGAATTAAGCTCTCTACTCATTCGAGCTTCAGCAAGAGAAATAAATTCAGGAATACGGTCCGTTAAATCAGAACGTGCTAAGAAATTTCCTATAGCAGTCTGTAACTCTGCATACGATGTAATTGCCATTAGATTAGCCTACCGCCAGTTGCCTTAAAGCCTTTGTTTTCTTCAAGCCACTGCATCCAAGCTTTTGGGTTGTCCTTTGGTTGCCCAAACTTTTCCACCAAATGATGATAAAGTATGGCAGGGATTTCACCGACTTTGTGCTTATGCTTTTGAGTATTCCCAATCATATCACCGTAGCGATAGTCATTGGCACTCTCTTTTGCTAAATTCTTCACCGGATCAACGTTCACAGTTGTTGTAACTCTGTGACCATCAGCGCCACTTTCAAAGACTGTGCGCTTACCTGTGATTGGATCTGCATTAAGTAGCTTTTTCATTAAAACCTCAAATAAAAAAAGGGGCGAACTAGCCGCCCCCAAGTTGTGTATGGAGAAAAAATTAACTTCCACTTAAGCCAATAACCGCCGCATGTGCCTTGGGCGCTTTGACGATTAAAGTATATTCGCTTACTAAAGCGAATTTTGTGGCGTCACCCGTAGCAGCAACGTCACTTACGCTAAACATACGGCCTGGGAGAGAGCCTATGCAAACGTAATCAGTATCAATCAGATATACCTCTGAATTGTTAGCCTGACGGTCAATTGTCACAGCAAGTTCCCCGAAATCACTTAGATAAAGCGAAACAGAGCCTACAATAGCAATATCGCGTGGTGCAGTGTAGTTTAACTGCGCTGAAGCAACTGAGCCTGATGATAAATCAGAAAAGTTCTGCTTATTTGTTGGTGACATAAGCAACATATTCGGGCTTCCACCGTCATTGTATGCAGCCAACATAGCAGCATCTATTTGAGCCAAAGTTAAAGCTCGGGCAGTTCCTGTCAAATCGGCCACATCACTCCCATCACCAGTAGCAAATGCCATGTCGCTAGGCGCATCACCATTGGTAATCCAAGTGATAAGCTTCGCGCATTTACGCGGATCTGAGCCTGAACGAGCTTCATTGGCGAACAAGGATTTCTCTATATCGCGCCGTTGCTCGATTCCTTTGAGCACCTTAACGTATGCAGTTTCCTTATCACGCCCCGCTTTGTCAACAACATCCAAAGTATTGGATACTGAAGCCGCTTGGACCGCGATTTGGTGGTGGTTGCCAAGTCGTGTTGTTACAGCGGGATTGACGTATGAATAATCAGCACCTTCATTGGCGTGATTGTTCGCTGCCGCCGCTGCAAGCTCTTGGACTTGCCATTCGTGAAAGATACCCTTTGTGGTTTCTTTCTGTGAGTTTGAAACTAGTGGAGTTTCATCGGGATCAATCCTGTATATAACGTCAGATAGATCCTCTCGTTCTCCAATAGCTGTAGAGCTAGTATATGTAGCCATAATTGGCCTCCTTTAGATTAACGAGTTAAAAGATATTGAACAGCCGAATCTCGACTATTCGTTTTCTTCAGGTTTTCAAAAGCCTTACGCTTCCGATCACTTGCAGAGTCAGCTTTAGATTTGGGTTGACCACTTTTAACCATCTTAGGAGCGGCATTTACTCTCTTCTTTGCAATTGGTTTACCAGACTGCAAATTGTCATAAAGGTACGCTTTACGCATTAACTCAATGTAGCGACTATCAACTGTGCTTGCTAGCTCTTGATCTGACCAACCACGCTCTTTAGCGTAGCTCACCAAAGCAGCTTTTTCTTTGGCTTCCACCTCAGAATTTTTCCACTCCGGTATTATCTCAAGTAATTTAGCTTGCTCGCGTTGAAGGTTCTCTTGCTGTAAACGTAACTGTTCTGCCTGAACAGCTTGCATCTTAGCTTGATTGTCGCGCTCAGTGTCACGCTGCCTAACGTATTCAAGTGGATCACTCTCATACAGACTATCCCAATACGCCTGATCTTTTGGTTGATTAGACGTTTGCAATTGTTTCTGCATAAGACCTAAAGCCTGTTCATACTGTGTACGAACTTGCTCAGTTTGTGCTTTTTCAGAGTCTAAAGCTTTACGCTCTTCAGACGCTTTCATAAGCCTTTTTTGAGCAGTTTGCTCAAGCTGATAGTTTTTGATCAACTCATCTTGAGTTACATCATATTCATCACCATCAACCTTCACGCGATAAGTGTCTACGACTTCCTCGTATTCCTCATCACTTTCCTCAGTTTCTACCTCTTCGGCTTCAGCTTGGCTTTCTTCAGCGGCTTCAGCTTCTACGGTTTCCTCTTCGGTTGCCTCTACTTCAGTTTCGGCACTAGGCTCTTGAACTTCCTCGCTTGCCTCTTCAGGGGCTTGGGTATCCAAAAGTAAACTCACAGCATCATGCTGTGAAAGACTGGATTCAGATTGAGTACCAGACATATAAAAATCTCCAAATTGTTAAGTTATCTTCGCAATTCTTCCATTTGTTGAGAGGCCATCTTGCCAGTTGTGACAACATTCTCAAAGTGACCTTCGAAAGCTTCCAACGCTTTCAGCAAATGGAAACATTGCTCACGAAAATCGGTGTCTTGAGGATCACTTCCTGACCAACCAAAAACATACGTTTTTCGTAATTCTTCAAATGCTTCTAAAACTAATGGGTTTCGCAAGATCTCAGCGGCCTTTGCGCCCCTGTCTTGCTCATTAATAAAATCTGTCATGCTCTTGGTAAATTATCCGATACTTGACCACCAAAGGCCAATTTCTGTTGACGTAACTGAAGTTCAGCCTGAAGCTCTTGCCTACGTAGCTCAATCTCAGCTTGCATCTTTTCACGCTCTAACTGCAACTCAGCTTGCATCTTCTCACGCTTCAACTCCAACTCAGCTTCAGCTTTAGCCTGTTCTGGGCTTGGACCTTCTTGTTGCCCCATCTGAGCAACCGCCTGATCAACTTGCTCACCAGAGCTAAAGAACTGATCTGTGTCCTTAAAACCCGCCATTTCTGCGATTTTCTTCAGCGTATTGATGTACTGGCTAGGTTTAACCACAGGATTATTCGGGCCTAGTTGCTGCAATAACTGTTCTTGCTTACTTAATATTTGTGTAAGCATACCCATTTTCTCATCTTCGCGCCCATTACCAAGGCCAACTTCAATGGATAAATCAAAGTTATTCTGCCAAGCGCGGGGATCTATTGCCACAAACTCACCACGAATACGGATAGTGCGTTCTTTATCTTGGTGCTTCTGCAATAACGCCAAAACACCTTTAGCTAAATCAACGCATCCGGTTTCAGCAAACACACGAGCAATCATCTCTATCTTTAGCTGTGCGCCTTGTATAGTAGCGTTTACCGCGCTAGCAGTGGTAGACTGCAAAGTAGATGGATCAAGCCCCATAGACGCCTTAGAGAAGCCTGTGCGCTGATCTCTGACCTGATCGACGTACTCAAGCATGGAGAAAGCCATTGAACCAATTTGGGGGACCGCCAACGGCTGTACCATTCCTGGCGCACGAGTACGTACAATCCCACCAGGACGGGATGATAAAAGGTCAGACATATTCACTTGACCCTCAACAGCGGCTACCCTGCTATTATTGGTCAAATACAAGTTATCTAGCATCTGTCGCATGATAGAAGACTTAATCATCTGTAAATCCATCACCATTTCAGCAACAGATCTTCCAACCATTCTATGCGGCATTAAAATCGGTGATAATAACGCAAATGGTACATGATCAAACGGCTCGTTCTCAAGGATCTCTACACCGTCACCCAAAGAAACAACGCGCCGTAACTCAGGAATATTATCGCCATCAAAATCTGCGCGAATATACGCCTCTGTGACTAGAACCTCACGCATAGTCGGATCATGGCTTTCAAAGTTAGATCCGCTTTCAATCTCTTCAAAACGCGCCTGACGCTCCGCTTCATCGTCTAAATCGTCGTGTCCGGCATAATTAAGAACCGTATTCTCATCATACCCTTGCTCAATCAAATCACCCGCCCGAACTTGAGTACGGTGGGCTATAAATGCACAATCATCTAAAGAGGTGGCCCTGCGAGAAAATATTAGTTCTTCAGGAGGCACATTGTCTATCTTAACCTTGCCCGACTTCTTACGGACATTCACCTCAACGTTAAAACTTATGTCTGTCGGAACTTCCTGACCTGTGGCCTCGTCAACCGTACCAACTTCCACAACATCTTGAGAAATAACCTCAACAGCCGGATCATTAACCAAAAGCGTAACTTCATCTTCGGTTAAACCCTCGTAAACCTCATTGACAACATCTTCTGTCTCTTGCCAGTAAAACTTAACCGCGCCCTGCTTAAACAACAGAGCATCCTTGAACCAATTGTGCAAAACCGTAAAACCACGATTGTCTTGATTGATGGCAAAGTTAACTAAATCAGTAGCTTGTTCAGCGGCCTTAACGTCCTCTGGGCCTCTTGGATGAAAGCGGGAGAACTCAGGAGAGGATGCAAACATCTTCATCAAAGATGGCATAATATATTCAATCGTGTCGGAAACCTCAGTTGCGATAACCTGAGAACGGTTTTCAACCTCATTGCCCAAAGGATCACCAAGGTAATATCCCAAAATGTCTGCACGTTCCTGTGAAAACTCACTGTCGTAGTAGTTTACCGCACTTTGTATTTCATGCTGCAAAATACCACGAAAACGCTCTTCGTCCATTTTAGCCATTACTTCTTCTTGCCGCCTTTTTTCTTACCCTTATGATATCCTGGCATTGCACTTCCTTTCTAAACATCCCAACTAATTCTGCTTGAACTTGTCTTACGTTTTGCAGCCTTTTTAGCCTTGGCTGTCCTTGCTTTACTTGCGGGTCTACACGCCGGATAAGGACGCCCCTTGTCCTTCTTACCGCTGCGCCCACACGGCTTACCTGTCTTTACATCACGCCAATCTTCCGCGAACCATTTGGTTAAACCGCCGCGATACTTAGCCATTAAGCGTATGTACCCCCACGCTTCTTATACTCACGCACCAACCACGCATTTGCATATGCACTAGGGTATACCTTAAACTTCTTCTTAGCCTCACTCTTCACGCGAGAATAAAGCTGCTTATTCTTCGGAACAGGTGCTTTCTTAGGCATCAGACGAATACCTTCCGGTTTGCGTCTTAGCCATACGAGCTTTATAAGAAGGTCTGCGCTTCTTAGTTGACTTTGCAGCGGTCTTAACTTCACCCACCATCGCGTCAACTGCGTCTGCTACTTCCTTCATTTTATTGACTTTTGGTCTACTATACATTTTCATATATTGCATTTTTACCTCAACAATCCCACATTCTGCGTGACCAATAATTTGCAGAAAATTTATCGTCCTTACCCTTAATCCCACCAGAACGAGCACAATAACTTGCCTTGTTAGACTTGTTCCCTTTTTTAATGCTCATATTAGGATCGCCAAAAGTAACTTTCTTAACGTTTGACCCCTT